GATAATGTTGCATACAAATTCTATAATGATGCAACACTAGATTGGATTGTTTTACTTTCCAATAACATTATCAATATTCAAACAGAATGGCCATTAAGTCAGCAAGCATTCTATAACTTCCTAATTGATAAGTATGGTTCCGAAGAAGTTCTAAATCAAGTCCATCACTATGAAACTATTCAAGTCAAAACTTCTAATGGTGCTACAGTAGTTCCTGCAGGTCTTACTGTTCCATCTAATTATAGCATCTCATACTTTGATTCTACATTAGGTCAAACAGTAACCAATACAAACATTACTGTTGAAGTAACCAATCTTGACTATGAGGAAAAAATTCAGAATGAGAAGAGAAACATATTCGTTCTAAAACCAACATATCTAAATGTAATCTTCAATGACCTGGAAGATATTATGCCATATAAAAAAGGTAGCACTCAGTATGTGAATGCTACCTTGAAGAAAGGAGATAATATTAGATTATTCCAGTAATCATTCCTCAGCAAGACGCTGGAAATAAGAGAGTGCATCGTCTTCATCTTCATCAACTTCCTTATTCACAACAGGAAGTGAAGGTGACTTAGAGCGAGCAAAGGACTCTTCCAGTTCTGCAATCACATTCTCCTCTTTAGAAGGAGTTTGAACATAGGAATCATACTGCTCTTCTTGTTCTTGAATTGCAGCACGAGCACTCTTCTGACCCAGAACCATTTTCAGACGTGCTTCAAGTTGTTCATAGGACTTGAATTGATCAGGAGCAGTCACAGCAGCAAGAGAGTATTGCTTTTTCCATACTGCTTCCAGAGCATCGTCATCATCCAGAAGAGGAGCGACACGATCAAACTCTGACTTATCATAGTTCCAATAACCGTCTTTCTTGACGATCTTCAGTTTGAAGTTAGCACCTGCCCAGAAATCAAAAGGATTGATGGGAGTTTCATCTTCAAACTCAGGTTGCATTGCTTCCATGATCTTATCAAAGATCTTCTTACCATACTTGAACAGGAAGACACGACCTTCGTTCTGAGGATTAGTAGGGTCCTTTACAACATAGATGTTGCTATAGTAAGACAGTTTGCGCTTTTGCTTACGAACAGTTTCTTTATCTGCATCATGACCACTGTTCCAGAGTTCACGGTTGTGCTCAGAGACAGGATCTTTCTGACCAGTTGTAGTCAGAGAGTTTTCAATATACCAACCACCAGGACCTTGGAATGCATGAGTATACAGTTTTGCCCAGGGAAGTTCTTCACCTTCTGGTGCAGGAAGGAAACGAATGACTGCAAAACCGTTTCCAGTTTTGTCCATTTCAGGTTTCCAGAGACGCTCATCTGCGCCACCAGAAGTTGTACTCATCTTCTCTACTTCTTTTACCAGTTTCGCAGTGAGCGAACCAAGAGAAGATTGTTTTTTCAGATCGTTAAACGACATTAGATTACCTCGTATTTGTACGGATTTGGCTTTTGTGTACCTCTTTATTCTACAGGTCTGAACCTGTTTCGTCAATCCTTTCACGCATTGCTTCAAGCATCTTGCTCATGTTATTGAAGATCACATTCATATCAACGTTTGGTGGAAGACCCATCATTGACGCTGATTCAGTAATGCGTTTTTTCATTTCTTGTGCTTCAGGATCATCTGATAAACTCAGGCGAGTATAAAGCACTTTTTGTTTTTCCAAAAGTTTAGCTAGAAGATTTACATGAAATAACTTTTCCTCTTTAGTCATATGAGGAAACTCAAAAACATTTTTATAAATTTGTTCTTGCATTTCTGAGATTTCAGTCATCTCTGCACGAACGACTTCAGATTTAAAGAAACTCATGCGTCTCCTAGAATAACTTTCTTCATAATATTTTTATAACGAGATACATCAATATTTAGAAATGAAGAATATTTTTTTATCTTCATGCTGACGGTTTCCCACACAGGATCTTTAAGTTTCTTGTCGTAATCTTTTCCAAACAAGAATATTTTATCGTAAATGACCATAGTTTCCAGGCTAATATTACCGCTCAGGAAATTTTTAAGAATTACAGGATGACCTTTTTTACAATCAAATACTTCGTCAACCTTCTTATCTTCAAATAATTTTTGAGTTTCTTCTCTAAAGATGTAAGAAAGAGATTGATTTCTTTTCTTCCATTGTTCATATCTTTCTTCACCTTCTCGCATCATTTCACCAATCCAAAGTTTACTAGGATCTGTGCAAGAGATGAAATTGGATACAAAAAACTCAACTATTTCCTGATCTGTTTTTTGTCTGGATACTTTTTCAAACCAGAACCTGTCCTTACGTTTATAAAAAGATTGAACAGTTGCTCTGCTTTTACCACAATACTTGTGATAATCATAACTGTCTTTAGTGAAGTGATTCTTTAAAGACAGATAACAACGATATGCATCAACGGGCATCATTCAAAAAATTAATTTGGCGCGGGAAGTTTTCTTTAAGAAATTAAGTTCCATTGCTTCATACTTAATCTTTTCCTTCAAAGGTTTTGAGATAAGTTTAGGAACTGATTCTACGTCAATGCTATTCTTTTCGCAAAAGTAAACAATCGCATCAATGTAGTTCATCTCTTCATTAGTTTGCACTAAAGATTCAATCTCTTGTGCAAATCTGGAAGGACAAAAGAATTTACTTTCGAGCACTTTCTCTAACTCATTCTCCATTTGACCCAGTATTGTGATGTACAAATTCTTTGATATAACGAACTAATAGTCTAATATAGTCGTCTTTGTTTCTTTTGTCAAATACTTTGACTTCTCCACCTGGAGTAACCATTAGTGTAATGAGTTTTTTAACTACCTTACCAGTCAGTTCATAATATGCAGCAGCATAGAATGTTTCTTGAACGAAATAATTTTCAATCCATGCTTCTGGTTTAATTTTTTCTGATGTCTTAAAGTCAATAACAGCAAGTTCACCTTCGTATTCTGCGATACAATCTACTCTCCCTGCAAGTCCAAGATATTCTGAGTAAAGAGTTCTTTCAATTGCATGAATATTATTTATCTTATCTAGATATGGTTTTGCATGATGAAACATATGTTTTGTCAGGAGTTGATAATCATCCCAGTTCAACTCTTTGTTTTCAAGATAATCCTGACATACTTGGTGAAAATCAGTTCCTCTTGCAGTTGCTCTTTTTGTAATTCGATTTGCTTCCTCAAGTCCTACTCGTTCTCTCCACTTCACAAAAATCTGACGATTATAAAATGAGGTAACTGAAGTAATAGAAGGAACCCAGTTACCATTAGGAAGATTATAGAGGCGAATGCTTTCTGTAGTTTTACAATTTAGTTCAATGTCACCGAGATAATTATGATGAATAAATGTCATAGATTCAATTCCGTTTTTGCAATTAGATATTCTTTACAGAGACCTGAACGAACAATATCCTCAACACCAAATTCAATTACGTCAACAGAGGGCATGACATTTAAAATTCGCATAAAGTCAATGATGCCATTCTTTTCTGCGGTCTTAACAAGGTCAGATTGTGTGGCATCACCGCAGAACATAATCTTAGAGTTTTCACCAACACGAGTAATGATTGAATCCAACTCATGGAAGTTTAGATTTTGAAACTCATCGACAATAATAATGCAGTTGTCAAGAGTTGTACCACGAATGAATGATGTACTCCAGAAACTAATTGTTCCTTGTGTTTTAAGATTACCATAAAGCATCTCAAATGCTGAGTCATCAGGCATCTCAAACATATACTTTACCATATTCTTGTATGGAATCTGATAAAGAGATGACTTATCTTCATGGTCTCCAGGAAGAAAACCAATCTCACGAGTTGCAACCAAAGACCTTACAATATAAATTTTTTCATAAGGTGATCTTTCATCAAGCACATCTTTCAGTGCATTATAAAGAGTGATAAAGGTCTTACCAGTACCTGCAGCACCATATGCAACGATGTTCTGATCTTTCTTATAAGATTGAAATAATATTTCTTGATTATCTGTCAGAGGATCAATAGTCCTCATCAAGTCAAGATTAATTGGTTTCTTCCTTTTCATTTGTCGATTACTCATTCCAAAAGGAACAGGATTCTGTGGAGTGTTTCTTTTCTTAG